CGCAGGAGACCCTGATACAAGACTTTTATTTACTGATGATGATTTAAATATTACAATCGGTGGTAAGAATATGGTTGACTTTACTGAAGATACGGTAAGTGAAGTAACTTTCAATGAAGCTGGAGCAGATGTAGATTTTAGAATTGAATCAGCTGGTGATAGTAAAGCAGTCTTTATTGACGCAAGTAAAAATACTATCCAACTTGGAACCGCAGCAACAACTCACGTTACTGCGAGTGGTAATATTAGTGGTAGTAGAGGTAGTTTTTTAGGATTTGATTCTGGTTCATTTAATATAAATTTAGGTGTTGGAACAACCACACCAGCAGAATCACTTGAAGTAGTAGGTGCGATAAGTGCCAGCACAAGTGGTTCATTTTTAAACATTGACGCCCCACATATCAAAGCAACAAGTGTTCACGGAACAATTCTAACAGCTACACAAGGAACAATAGACCACGATAGTCTGGCTAATTTCGTAGCAAACGAACATATAGACCATAGTGGAGTAACGATTACTGCAGGAGATGGTTTGACTGGTGGTGGAACAATAGCATCAACAAGAACTCTTGCGGTGGGAGAGGGAACAGGTGTTACTGTAAATGCCAATGATGTTGCGATTGGACAAGATGTTGCGACTAATGCAAATGTAACATTTGCATCCGTAAACACAACAGGTAATATTGTCGCACAAGGTGATATTACAGCTCAAAATTATATCGTTAGTTCATCAGTAACACATATGACTTCATCATTTAGAAGTGGTTCAACCATATCTGGTGATACACCAGCAGATGATACACACCAATTTACAGGTTCATTATCTATAAGTGGTAGTTCAACAGATATAACAAACACAATGACTGCTTCATTGGCAAGTATATTTTTACAAAACAATGGACACATTAGTAGTAGTTTAGGAACTATAAAAGGATTTAGTGCGATTGACGGAACCACGATTACAGGAACAACATTTACAGGTGTTTCTGGTTCGTTTAGTGAAAACTTAGGTGTAAACACAACCACACCAGCAGAGGCACTCGAAGTAGTCGGTAGTGTTAGTGCAAGTGCAAGTGGTTCTTTCTTAAACGCAAATGTTAAAGATAACTTAGAAGTAGAGGGTAAATTTACATTACCTAATATTACAGATGTATCAGCGTCAATTGCATCAGCAGTCGCTGGTGGTGATGATATGGGTAATCATACAGCAACACAAGATTTAGATATGGACGGAAATGATATATTTGATGTCCAACATATTAGTGGTAGTGGAAACATAAGTGGTAGTTTAGGAAATATCTTAGGATATAAATCAGGTTCTTTCCAACAATTAGACGCAAATGTTGTTTCCGCATCATCAGTTCAAGCGACAAACCTAACAGGTTTAGTTGGAACTGCAACACAAGGAACAATAGACCACGACTCATTAGCAAACTTCGTTGCAAATGAACACGTTGACCACACATCAATAACATTGACAGCTGGAGACGGATTATCAGGTGGTGGAACGATAGCTGCAAACAGAAGTTTTGCGGTGGACGCCACGGTTTTAAGAACGACCGGCGATAGTGTAATATCAAGTTCGGCACAAATAGCTACTGATGTAAGTGGGTCTTTTGTAGCACCAAGTGCAAGTTTCTCAACAAGAATCACAACAGCAGAGTCAGAATTAGGAAACACTCTAATATCAAGTTCGGCGCAATTAGCAGATGATATTAGTGGTTCGTTCTCAACAGCAGCAGTTGTAGGATTAGGAGCAGGAATCATATCTGGTTCAAGTTCTAATAGTAGTTTAACAACAGCAATTGTCGGTGAGGGAGCAGGTATATTATCTGGTTCGGCACAAATAGCTGATGATGTTAGTGGTTCTTTATCCGCAGCAGCAATCGTTGGATTGGGAGCAGGTGTTATATCAGCATCCGCAATGGTGGACCACGATTCCACAACAAACTTTGTAGCGAACGAACACATTAATCACACATCAGTATCAATTACCGCAGGGGACGGACTAACAGGTGGTGGAACAATCGCATCCACAAGAACATTAGCAGTGGGTCAAGGAACAGGTGTTACCGTAAATGCAAATGATATTGCTATTGGACAGGCGGTAGAAACAGATTCCAATGTTCAATTTGCAAACATTACAGCAACTGCGACAGCTTCATTAGCTAAAATTTCAGGTTCATTAATAGAATCAACTGGTGATTTTACACTTAATTCATCAGGAGATATTATTCTTGACGCAGACGGAACAGACATTGTATTAAAAGATGGTGGAACTTCATTTGGTAGTTTCAAAAGAGCATCTTCTGATTTCATTATTAAAGCAGAAACAGCGGACAAAGATATTTTATTCAAAGGAACTGACGATAGCACAACTATAACTGCATTACAATTAGATATGTCGGCAGGTGGAAATGCACAATTCTTAGGAAATATATCAGGTTCTCAAATTGAAGCGAGTGGTGATGTTATAGCATTTGGTTCATCAGATAGAAATTTAAAAGACAATATACAACCAATTGAAAATCCATTAGAAAAAATGGATAAGATTGGTGGTTATACATTTGTATGGAACGATAAACAATCAACATACAAAGGAAAAGACATTGGTGTCGTAGCACAAGAAATTCAAGAAATTATGCCAGAGATTGTAGCAACTCGTGCTAATGGATACTTAGGTGTTAAGTATGAAAAGATTGTTCCATTGTTGATAGAATCAATCAAAGAATTAAAGAAAGAAGTAGAAGATATCAAACAAAAATGTGATTGTTTGAACAAATAGTTTTATATTTATATACAACAAGGAGTTATAATGGCAAAGAAAAAACAAGTCAAATTTACTAAAAAAGAAATAGAATCATTAGAAAATTTAAGAAATGCTTACGCATTTATTCAAAATTCTTTGGGTAATTTAGAAATTCAACGTTTACAAACTGAACAAACATTAGAGAGAATTCATAATCAAAAGATTCGTTTAGAAACTCAATATGTTCAAGAACAAGCAAATGAATCTAATTTATTTGAACAATTGACCAAAAAATATGGTCCTGGTGATTTAGACATTACTACTGGTAAATTTACACCAGCAGAGTAATATTTTTACCCCAATCAAAGCATTTTGAGATTTATACATTATATTTATAAGAGTATAATTATCTACAAGATAGTAAAATAGGAGAAAGAAAATGGCCGAACGAATAGTAAGCCCTGGTGTTTTCACCAGAGAAAAAGATTTATCTTTCTTACCTGAAGGAATAGGAGAGATTGGAGCAGCATTAGTTGGACCAACAGATATGGGACCAGCTTTTGTTCCAACCGCAGTTAGAAATTTAGGTGAGTTTGAAAAAATCTTCGGAAAAGAAAATCAAGATTTTTATGTTCCTTTTACTGCAAAACAATATTTGAAAAGTGCAGGAACGGTAACAATCGTGAGAGTTTTACATTTAGGAGGATATGCAAATGATAGTGTTGTTTTAACCATTAGTGGTTCAGTAGGACACAGAGTTGCAGCAATTCTAAAACCTTCAAGAGGCGCATCAGACCCAGACGCAACAGAGCTAAATGGTTTAAATAGTGCTTCATTAAGTTCAGGTGGAACTAAAGACTCATTTGTATTGAACCTTGACACAAATAATGCAGGAAGCACAACAGCTTTTACATTATCATTTGATTCAAGTTCAGCGAATTACATTACAAAAGTGTTTAGTGAAAATCCACAAGACGCAAACCAAGCAGTTTATGTGTATTCAAATTTCCAAAATACAACAAATGCAGGTGCTTCTGCTGATATAATTAAGATAGCAACAACAGGTAGTGCTCAAACAGATGAAAACTTTTCATTTGATTTTAATGAAGCAACTACACCAGCTATCCAATCACAATTAGTAAATGGAGCTAGAACTGATTTGTTCAAAGTGAAAACAATATCACACGGAACTAATATGAATTCAAAATACAAAGTCGGTATATCAAATGTTAAAAGAGCAGTTGATGTAGCCGGTAGTGATTATGGTTCATTTGATTTACAAGTTATTGTAAATAATCCAGGTCAAAATGATGACGGAACAATTTTAGAAAACTTTTCTAATTTGAATATTGATGAAGATTCAGAAAACTATCTACCAAGAAGAGTTGGTGATAGATTTATCACAATCGATTCAAACGGAAAATTAACAACAAATGGAGATTATCCAAATCAGTCATCTTATGTTTACATTAGTGATTTTGGTAATTTGACAGGTATTTCAGAAGAGTTAGTTCCAATGGGATTTGAGAAGTTATCACAACCAAATCTTATCGCAACAGCAAGTGCTTCATATAGTGGTTCACACTCAGACGCATCTATGCCAAGTGCTTCATTTGTTGGACAAACAGCTGGAACTGGACAGAAAAATGACCGTGGAACATTTGACCAAAATGTATATTATGGTTTTGATTTCGCAAGTGTTGATAATCAACAATATTTAGCACCACTACCAACAGGCACAGCGACTGGTAACAATGTTACAATGAGTTTAGAAAATTCATTTGGTAATGATGACGCATCAACATTAGGAACAAAATACTCAGCAGGAAATAATCTATTGTCATTAAGTGGTTCAGACCACAGACAATTGAAATTTGTAGTTCCTTTCCAAGGCGGTTTTGACGGAACAAATCCAGCTAAGGAAAATAAAAAAGGAACAAATATCGCAGCAAACAACACACAAGGATTTGACTTATCAAGTGCAAGTGCAAGTGGTTCAGTAGCATACAAAAGAGCGATAAATGCAGTTTCTAATCCAGATGAATACGATATTAACTTATTAGCATTGCCAGGTGTGATACACGAGTATCACCCAAGTGTAACAAACCACGCAATTGATAAGATTGAAGATAGAGCAGACGCATTCTTCATCTTAGATGGTTCAAGATACGGAAGAACAATTCAAGGAGCTATTGATGATGTGAAAACATTAGATAGTAATTATGTAGCTACATATTATCCTTGGGTTAAGATTCTTGATGAGAACAAAAACAAACCTACTTGGGTTCCACCTTCAGTAGTTCTACCAGGTGTTTACGCAAACAATGATAGAATTGGACAAGAGTGGTTCGCACCAGCAGGTCTAAATCGTGGTGGTTTAACAGATGTGTTAGAAGCACAATCAAGACTAACCAACTTAGAAAGAGATGATTTATACGAAAATCGTATTAATCCTATCGCAACTTTCCCAGGTCAAGGCGTAGTCGTGTTTGGACAGAAAACACTTCAAGGTAAACCAAGTGCATTAGACAGAATCAATGTAAGAAGATTGTTGATTAACTTAAGAAAGTTTATCGCATCAACTTCAAGATTCTTGGTATTTGAACAAAACACAACAGCTCTAAGAAACAGATTCCTAAATATTGTGAATCCATTTCTTGAAGAAGTTCAAGCAAATTCAGGTCTAACTGCTTTCAGAGTAGTTATGGACGATTCAAACAACACACCAGATGTTGTTGATAGAAATCAATTAGTTGGTCAGATATTTATTCAACCAACAAGAACAGCTGAATTTATTGTATTGGACTTTGTAGTTCAACCAACAGGCGCAGCATTCCCTGAATAATAGGAATATTGATTAAGAAAAACCCCCGATACTCTCGGGGGTTTTTTGTTTGATAAGGAAATCAGTAGGTTCTTACGATTACGATATTAACACCTACTTAGGATAAATCGCAAAGGTATCAGCGTATTCGGCTAATGTATTGTATTGACTTCTAACATAGCCATATTGTGGCTTAGAACCACCACGATACCTAATTCTATAATTACCAGTTCTCATTAGAGTTCTGATAGTTGGGTTAAACCTAAAACACATAGGAATACCCTTGTAATGAGCTTGTTCAAAATAATCAGCTTGATAATCGTCCAACCTAATAGCCGGTTGATTTTCATTAGCTCTATATAAATCCATAGGATTATGAGCATATTGATAATGAGTAATGGTAAATGTTCCATTTTCCACATACTCACCAGCTTCATTATAATACCCATAATTATTTGGGATTTCTCTTGTTACCAAAGTATCTTCATAATTCCTTGGCATAATACCTAACACGGCATCAGTTGTAAATTCATTTTCCATTTCATTTCCTTTTATATCGTTATCAATCATACTATAATATACTAAATCTTTTTGTAAAAGTCAAGCTTTTTTTATTATTCTTCGTAGTCGGTTTCTTCATAAAGTTCTTCTTCACAATCATCACAAAGGAAAAAGCCGTCTATTTCAACACCACACTCTTCACATATTATTTCATCAATCATACTATAATATACAAACAAAAAATGACAATGTCAAGTAAAAACTTCAAAAAAACTTCTAAAAAGATATGATTTCTATACCACACTTTTTTTCATTTCTTTATATTTATTACTGAATAGAAAAAATTACAGGAGAATTCAAGTGGCATTTGCAGACCCAAATGAAATATTTTTTACACCTTTTGAACCTAAATTAAAAAATAGGTTTATTATGGAAATAGACGGAATACCAGCGTATCTCGTTAAAACAATGGCAAGGCCATCAATCGCCTTTGACACAGTTACTTTGGACCATATCAATGTAAAAAGATATGTAAAAGGTAAAGCACAATGGCAACCAATTGAAGTAACTTTATATGACCCAATCGTTCCAAGTGGAGCACAAGCAGTCAATGAGTGGATTAGACTACACCACGAATCAGTAACAGGTGTTGACGGATACTCATCAGAATATAAAAAAGATATCACTTTCAATCTATTAAGTCCTAATGGAGAAAAGATTGAACAATGGATAATTAAAGGTGCATTTTTAACAGCAGCAAACTTCAATGATTTAGATTTCGCATCTAATGATGTGGTTGAAATTGGTTTAACAATGCAGTATGATTACGCAATACTTGAATTCTAAGGAGAATAGTTATGTGGGCAATATTTAAAGATGACAACGATTACAATGAAAAATCAATCATAGGTTTCGCATCATTTGCAGTAATGACATTATTTGCAATTGTTGATTTAGGAACAGGTATAGCTGGAAAAGATTTAGTTATAAATGATATGGTTTATAATTCATTTGTATTCGTAACTCTTGGCTCTTTCGGTATCGCAGGTGCTGAAAAAGTTATGGGTAAAAAATAATAAGTTATTAATTCTTAATTAATCAAGGAGTAAAACAAAATGGCTGAAAATCAGTATGGATTTCCTACTGAAGTTCTATCTTTACCATCACAGGGATTATTATATCCCGAAGATAGTCCTTTGCGTAGTGGAACAATAGATGTCAAATATATGACGGCAAAAGAAGAAGATATTCTAACTTCAACAAATCTAATAGAGCAAGGTGTAGTAATTACAAGATTATTAGAATCAATAATCGCAGACCCAAAAGTTAAATTAGATGATATGTTTATCGGTGATAAAAATGCAATTATGATAGGAACTCGTATTTTAGGATACGGAAAAGACTATGCAGTTACATTGACGGACCCCGATACCAACGAGAGAGTTGAATATGTTGTGGATTTAACAAAATTAGAAAACAAACCAATTGATAAAAAACTTTATGAAAATGGTAATAGTTTTACATTTGAATTACCAAATTCAAAAAGAACTATTGGATTTAAGTTATTAACACAACAAGATGAAAATGAAATCCAAGAAGTAATGAAAGACTATGAAAAAGTTGAAAAGCTTACAGGTGTTTCATATTCATTAACCACAAG